CCCACATTGGACCTTAAGCGTTTCCAGCCTGCCGTCATAAACCGTTGGTTTTACTATGACGTTTACTGAAGCGTACGCTACTCGGCATCGTTGTCGAGCTTACCGTTCCCGTCTCTGTGAGACAATTTGGAAAGCGGTAGCTACTTGGAAATACCTCTACAACAGCGAGGCACCGAAGTTCGAGCCAACCTCGGATAACTGTGTCGACCTTAGTAGGGAAACGAAGTGCTATCTGCAAAACTGTCCTGCCGTGGACAGCGAAGCAGAGTTCGCATGGAATTCAATCAAGAAGCTACAACCGGCTTCGTGCCGGTGTATGGAAGCCCCTTTGCTTTCATCCGTCGCTAACCATTTCCGGTCTCCACCACCCTCCCTTCCTCGCGGTTACATCACATTTGCGCGTCGAGTTGTTCGGAACCTGTTCCCTCACGGGTGGGATTCCGGCTCGTACGAATCATGTGTGCTGAACTGCGATCCTTCTTTGTCAGCTTGTTTGGAAAATCGCCGCGGAGCGGGCGGTGTCCATGGCTTTGTCTCCGGCTCGTACTCCTTGAGTGGTGAGCGCGGTTCTTTTCGACATCAAGATTTCCTGGCGACCTGCCTGGACGGGGCAACCCGTCCTTTGGACGTCTCTTCGGGTCTTACTGTCGTACAAAGCGCGGGCAAGCCTCGTCCTTTAAGCAAATTCTCGGCGGACGCGATTCACCTTAGACCGCTGCATGCAGCTATCTATGATAGGTTATCGCGCGAGAAGTGGCTTTGCCGTGGCGATTTTACAACTGACGTCCTACAGCGTGCTGGTTTTTCTTTTGTTTCTGGTGAAACTTTGACTTCGGGGGATTACAAGAGCGCCACCGACAACCTTTCTATAGAGGTTGCGGAGGCCATTCTTGACGAACTTCTCAGGTCCACGGTCTCTGTGCCGGGGTCCCTGAAAGCGTACGCCATGAAGATCTTGCGTCCCACGTTATTCAACCTGGAGCACGGTATAGAAGCTTTTTGTCCGACGAGAGGTCAGATGATGGGGTCTTTTCTTTCTTTCCCTCTGCTTTGTTTGCAGAATAGAATCGCTTTCTTGTATGCAGGCGACTCAGTCGGGATCGATTGTTCAGAATTCCCATGTCTGATCAATGGTGATGACATACTCTTCCGTTCCGGTCCGCACTTCAGTGCGCACTGGATGGATACAGTCGGTCAACTCTCATTGGAGGTAGAGAAGACGAAGACGTCCGTTTCCCCGGAGTTCGGTTCGCTTAATTCCACACTTTGTCGACGCTACGGCGCCTTCTATCGTGTGGTTGCGACTGTCCGAATGGGAATGCTACGGGAGTC